GGAACCGTGTTGCCCAAGTCGTCGCGGTTTTCGTAGTTTCGCTGGGCAAGCGTGGGTCCCCAGATTTCCGAAGTCCAGTGCAGCCCCCCACTTTCGTGGCCAATCTGGGCTAAAAACGCCGCCTGCCTCAGTGGCGTGTTTATTTCAAACTCTTGCATCGCAACCTCGATGTGAGGGAACCATTCACGGGCGCGGTCTATGCGCGCACCAGTGCTGATTGCAAGCTGTTGGGGTGTCATGGCTTAAACCCGTGAGCCGTGGCCCACGACAAAAAGACTGACCCGATGCCAAGGATGCACATCCACACCAGCCCGGCAAGTGACTTTTCGATGATCGCCTTGCGCAGTTCGATGCTCTGAGCTTCCTTTTGGATGGCCAGCCGAACCCACCTCATTTCCTCATCACTCAGGGATGCATCCGAGTGGCGCGACCTTACCGCAGCAGCGATTTCGGCCACCAACTCGTCACGCTCTTGTTTTGTCATTGCTACCACGGCTACTCCTTTTTATAAAGATGACGCTGCCATTGCCATTTGCCGTCACCCTCAAGGCTCCAAGCGGCGGCTGAAATGGTCTCGCCGGGGAGTGAGCGCCCGAACGTCACAACCCACAGGATTTTGATGTCCAACCATAGAAGTGCGCGTAAGGTGTTGGTCATAGGGGTATCACATCAAATCTCGTCAGTTTGATAGGTGATTGAAAACCGAATATCAGATGCGGCTTTGACATCTGGTGCCATTGCTGTTTGTACACCGCTAACAAGTTTGGCAAGATTGAGAGTTGCGCTTGATGGTGTCATGGCCAGCATGAGCGGCTGAGTAGCAGTTGCGTTCAAATCTGTTGCGAAGATTGACCCTGCTCGATACTCAGTTGTCCCGGCTTTCGATACGAATGGGAGACCAGTTATCGAGAGCGCACCCGTTGGGGCTGCTACGCTGGTGACATAAACACAACCATTCACCGTAACTAAGTTGCCAATCTTGGTGTAGCGACCGCCCGTATATGAGGCGTTTGGTGTGATCGTCCCACCAGCAGGTGTAAGCACCGGGGTAAACGTCCCTTCTTGATAATCATCGAGTGTGTTGACGTTACTAGACGGCACCTGAGTAGCTGGGAACGTAAGGCTGTTAACCGTCCCCAAGACATCAGGGTAAGTGGCTACAACATTAGCATTTACATCGAGTGCTGTGCAGCCAAGGCGGGTGTAGGTTCCTGTCCCTGTGATCCCGGAAAGTCCGGATGAGAATCCGACACCGAGAAAGCTAGTATCACGTGAGGTTACTTGCAGATTGGCAATGCGAACAAAGCCACCGCGAAACACAGTACCCTGTCCCGTTGTGACCTCCACATTGTTTCCTGATGGTGTGTTTGATCCAACATAGCAATCGGTAAACGCATTGGCAACCGAGTTAATTTCCAGGTCTCTAGTCGTGTTTGCTTCGCACCAGAGCCCGATGAAATGATTTCTCCGGCAACCCGTTGCTATTGTGACACCAATAGAAACGGACTCCGATGTTCCGCCGACAAAGGTATTACCGGAAGCGTCAACAACATAGATGCCGCGCCCGGGAAACCCTTCCATGACAGTGTTTGTGAATGTGCAATCCGCTGTGTAATAGCCTGCCGCCGAGTTTTCCAGCACAAGTCCATTTGTCGGGGTGGTTGTTTGCGCAACTACATTTGTTGAGTATTTCAGCGAGTCGTAATGATTCGATACCCCGTGCAGAATGTCAAAGGCGTTGTTGTTGCACTCACGTACTTCGATGTTCTTGAAAGTAGACCGCCATACACCTGTAGAGTAAAAACCGTCAGTGATGTTTGGCCCACCAATGATGAGAATGTTCTCCACCGACATCTCACCAATACCGGAGCCTGCTGTACCCCCGTTAAGGACGAAGCCGCGACCAGTCCCCTCGAATTGAAGAATCGCAGGCCCCACGCCAATGATCTGCAAGCCTTGCCCAGCAAAGTCAACTCCACCTGCTGTGAGCGCATAAGGTCCACCGACGATTTCAAGTGCTTTATCGTTGGTTTTGCAATCCGTAATAGCGAGGTTAAATGCAGCCGTATTGGCGGCGGCAGTACCCCCGATGGCTGCGCCAAAGTCCTTCACACTCACACTTTCACGCAGCTTTGCCTGCACTGTTGATGCGACTGCACCAGTACCTGCTGGATCGTAAACAACGCCCGATGCATTTGGGCTGATGCCAGTACCCTCTGGAACGCTGAAAACAGTTGTCCCTTGCCTGTCCTGCACCAAGATGCTGAAGTTGACTGCATCAACATAAACCTGAGCCGGTGAACCTGCGCGTGAAATGAAGCCATTCAGTGTCCGCAGGGGCTGCGTGGCCACGATGGTCAGCGCAGAGTCATAGTAAGCCACCACCGGGTTAGTTTGCGGATTAAGGCTTGATGTGCCGAGCCACACGTAACCGTTGTCCAGCGGCTGGCCATCACGGTCTTGGAATACTGGGAATGGTACTTGGATTGATAGTGCAGACATTTTTTTTGGTTCCGTAGTGATCAATGTTTAAGGCTGGACAATTGGCAGCGCGTTGAGAGCGTCGTTTATCTTGGCCTTGGTGCGGCCTTCTTTGCGCATTTTTACAATCTGCTTGATGCCTGCGTAAACGGGCAACGGCAGTCCGGTAGCCGCGCCGGTTACGCCAGCCTCTGCCATGGCTGCCAAAAGAGTCCCAGCAGTGCCTGAGCTGTTGATGAGTGTCCCCGGTGGCACGGTTGTTACGTAGCGAACAACGTCGTCAAGGTCGCGCACGATCTGCGCATTTGCCTTGCCAAGAATTACATCCAGTCGGCCATTGGAATCAAGCGCTTGAACTGCTTGATGAAGTTTGGCCGGTGACACCATGGGCCGGTCAAATGAATCCATCCCCATGCCCTTGGTGGACTCGTTTCTTAGGTGGCCAACAGTAGCACCTTGCAGCTCTTTCCATGCCTGTTGTCCGTCTTTCCCGCTGGTGACTAAAACGCGCTTCAAAAACGTGATTTCTTCGGGTGAAGAATTGAGAATGGATTTTCTAAACACCTGATCAGCCGCGACTTGTGGATCTGCCATGCCTTTCCGATTTTTGATGAGTCGGGCAACGATGGCGCGGTTTTCAAACTTGCGCGCTTGATCGATGCGAGTTTGCCGAGCTGCCTTGTAAAGGTCACCGCCCAGTCCATCTGTATCAACGTCAAAGACTCGGCGCAAGCCGCCGCCATGGAATTGATCCGCGCCTTCAAATCCTGCTCGTTGAAATGTTTTGCGCAAGTTTTCTGCTTGCAGCAATGTGACCGGCTGCGCAACAAGATTACCGTTTTCGTCTGGCAATGCTGCGCCTACCGCAATTGCCTTCTGGCGCGCAGCCTTTAGCACTGGGGCCAAATCGCCCTCTGGAATGTTCTCGTTGATGTAGTCAACTACCGAATTGAGGGTGACATTGTTTTCCATCTCACCGGCTTTTTCGGCTGCTTTGTAGGCTGTTCGGGTTCTGTTCTTGGCTGCCGTTAGTCCGTCCGTCAATGATTTGACAACCGCGCCGCCCGCGCCGGATAAATCTGCAAGCTGCGCATCTGTCATTTCAACCAAAGCGTCAAAGTTTTGCAAGGCTTGCAGGTTGTTCTCTTCCGCACGCTGGCGCAGAGGGCCGCCAAGGTCGCTTTTGATTTGCTCTTTCTCAAATGCCAGTTGCTGGGCTTCGCGTGTGGCTGCGCCTCTTGTGAGTGTGACTGGCACCGGCAAACTTTCGGCTGTCGTGACACGGCGCAATGCCTCTGGCGTGGCTGCTGCGCCGCCGGAAGCTGGCCCACCAGATAACCCGGCAGGTGTAGGCGGCTCCATGCCAAAAGTCTCACGAACGGCTGTTGTAGCGGCCTGCATTGGCTTTGCAATGGCTTGCCCGGTTGTCCTCGCTGCTTGCTGAGCCGCCCCAGCCACGCGCTGGGCTGTGGCCTGCGCAATTGGGGCGGCATTGCGGGTTGCCTGCATAAGTGCGCCAGGGGCTGCAATCATGGGCAGGACGGGCGGCAGGACATTGCTCAGAACCCGACCAATGGTTTCAACGTTCTCTTTGCCGATTTGGCCGCGCGGTTGGTAAGTGAGCGCCTGCGCGCCTTCTGCCGCCGCTTTTTCGACTGCACGCACGGCCTCTGGCGTTCCAAATTGACCAGATAGGATTTGCTGGGCCAGCCCCGTACCAGCGCCAGCAATGGTGCCCACTGCGCCGCCGGTTGCGCCGGTAAGAAGCGTCAATGCCGTTTCTCCCGCTCCAACAAGCTGATCACCCATGATTGGCTGTTGCGGTGGTTGTGCAATCTGTTGCTGCGTGGCTGCCGTTGTTTCCTCCGACTTTGCCAGCTCGTAAGCCTGCGCCACCGTGTCGAACTCAGGAGTTCCGCGCTTTTTTGAATTCTGAACAATCCAAGCGGCGTATTCGTCAGCGGTTGCCATTACCGACCCCCGCGCAAGATTGCGTCAGCCTGTGATCGAATGTTTACAGGCGCGGCTGGTGCCGCCACCGGTGCCTGATTGGTCGGTATTTGGTCGATGAGTTGCTGACGCTTTTCGTCCGCAAGTTGCTCAGGTGCCCGATATTTGCTCGATACGTCTTTGACAATTCGCTGTGAAAAGTCCTCGAATGTTTCGCCCGGCTTGGTGGCATAGTTGCCAGCTACAAAGGTGTTTTTTGCCCGTGTCAGAGCGCCGTTGTTATTGGCAAACCAGTCTGTCTTCGCGTTGGCTACCGACGCATCAATGTCTTGCAACTTTGCCATTCCGCGCAAAAATCTGGCAAGGTCACCAGCTCTGGCAGTTTCAGAAGGAAACCCAGCCAAAACCAATTGAATGTCTTTGTCAGTGGCTGGGCCGGGTGGAAGCATCTTTATGGCCGATGTGTTGCGCAGGCGGGTGTATTCCTGCTTGAGCTCAGTCATTCCGCCTTGAAAGCCACCGGCCTTTTTCAAGAAATCAGACGCGCTAGAAGCCACGCCGTAGTTCCCTCCTTCGGCTTCGATCCGCTTGGCAAGATCATTAAACTGCGATGCGGCTTGCTTGGACGTTGCCGCCAAGACTGCCGCCTCGTTTATCAGCTTTCGGGTATCGGCTGGAATGTCCGTCAAGTTCTTTTGGATGCTTGACAACTTTTCGGCAACAGTGGCCTGCGTTGTCTGAACATCCAGATTCAACTTTGCTGCCCGGTTGCTGATTTCGCTGTTTATATTGCTGATCTGTGCCCTGTTTAGGTTGAGGCTTGCTTGCGCAAGTGGTCCTGCAAATTGGGCGTCGATCTTGGCTTTGTTGGCATCTGCAGTTGCCTTGGCTGCGTCCGCCGCCGCCTTCTCTGCTGCGTTGGTTGCTGTGGCCTGAGCCGTGGTCGCGTCTGCCACGGCCTTGTCTGCAACTGCGACTGCCTGCCGGAGCTTCGATGGCGCTTGCTCGTCTTCACGCGCGGTGCCTGCGGCCTTGTCGATGGTCTCGAACATTTCCTTAGCGCCGGGAATGCGGGAGGTGACCGTCACCAGCGACTTAAACACCACGCCCGGGCCTCTTTCAGGGTCCGCCGCTGCCTCTGCCAAGCGATCATAAAGAGCCGCCTCTTCGATGTCGCCGCTGGTGCGCTGGGCTGTGGCGTAGTCTTGCAGCATTTTGATGCCGATGGCTGGATTGACTTGCAAGGCAGACAGAATCTGCCCGTTTGCTTTCAGGACGTTTTGCTGTTGCTCTTTGCTGAAGTTTTCGATGTACGGGCGCAAAGCATCGGCCCGGTCTTTTGGCAGTACTGATGCAAATTGCAGCGCATCGCGCATCGTAGGATTGGGCTTGGCAAAGAAACGCGCCTGCTCTTGCATGGCCATCTCTTGCTGCCTGCGCGCCTGCTCTGCAAGCGCTTGCTTTTGTTGCAGCTCGACCATGCCAGCGCCGAGATTGAAGCCTTCAAGCGATTGGGAGAACGGGTCTGCGACTTGGGCAGCGTAGTTGATTGGTTCCATGATTAAAACCCCCCGCCCGGTTGCATCGGGATTTGCGAGCTGTCTGCATACATGCCGCTTTGTCCAGATCCGCCGAACAAATTTCCGAACACTTTGCCAAATCCACCGGCCCCGTCAATCGCGCCAAAGGCTTTGTTGATTCCGCTGTTTAGTACGCTTTGCTGACCGAGGATTCCGCCGGATTGCGCCGCGCCTTGCTGACCCATGAGGGCTGCAATGTTGCTGCCTGTGGACATTCCGGCATTGCCAACGCCAGCCGCTGCATTCTGGCCAAGTGATGCAAGATTCTGGGTTGTTCCTTGCCCAAGCGCGGTAAGCCCACCCAAGCGGCCATATTGTTGCTCTATCAACTGACTGAGCAACTGAGGGCGGAACTGCGCAAGAGCGGCCTGCACATTTCCGCCTCGCAGTCCGCCAGTAGCAGATGCGTTTTGCAGGATGGCATTTTCACCTTGCTGGGACAATGACCGGAATGTCTCCCCGCCGCTGATTCGTGCAATTGCTTCACGCTCTGCATCCGGCCCATTTAGCCCAAGCAGTGCCTGTTGCTGACCAAGAGCTGGCGCGCCTGCCGCCGCGTATGGGGCAAGCCCCGGTATGGCATTTGTCCCTGCATCGACGTATGGTGAAAGCAGTTTTTGGATGGCCTCGAACTGCCTGCGCTGTTCGTCAATGCCGCCCTGCGCCGATTGCTGCTGCGCTTGTGATGCTTGATCTACAGAGTCCGAGCCTTCGACCGCGCCGCCGAGGCCAGCGCCAATTGCACCGCCAATTCCGGGTGCGATGATGTTTCCAACCAGCCCGCCAAGTACGCTTAAAAAGCCCATATCAACACCTCAATTCTTGGATGCCGCTGGGAGCGTTTTTACTCAGCTTGTTTATTTTCCCACGGTTTTTCATTTGGTCAACCTCTAAGTAATTTCTCGGCCAGATGCCCTGATGTTTATAGACGTGGCCGCGCTGGCGATGGTACTGATGAACCCTGATGGTGCCAGCACTTGACCCACGATTTCTGGGAACGTGTAGGTCTCACCAGCAGCCAGCGATTTGGTCTTGACAACCAGATTCAGATCACCAGCAGAGCCTGCCGCTGTGACCAGATTCACGGACAAGGTAACAGCACCAGCGCTGTAGTTTGTCGCGGTGAACTTGTCGATGATCGTGGTGACATTGGTTGCCGTGTACTGAGTGGTCTGTGACGACTCAGCGATCTTCGCGGGAATGAGTACTTTTACAGTTACAGCCATTTTTAGTCCTTACCATGCCGGAATGTACCGGGTTGTTCCATTGTCGTTAATGCCGATCCACTTCGTCGGGTTTCCTGCTGCAGGCGCGTTGAGCAGGGTTCCCACCGCCGCCGCCGCACCGTTGGTCAGTGCTGTATTCGTGGTGTGAAATGTCGCGCCGCCCGGAGTTGTGATGCTCGTAAATGTCCCTGTGTCAGGCGTTCCGCCACCAATTGGGCCGGGGGCTGCGAACGTCGCACCACTCAACGATGACGCATTCAGGTTTGCAACATTCGTTGTGCTCGCAACAACCAGCGGAGGGGTTCCGGTCGCCACCGACGATGTGAATTGGGTCGTGACACTCACCCCACCAGTTACCCCGAGCAGCGTTGCCGACAAGTCGAGTAACTTCGTCCCGTTGTACGAGTAGCCGATATTGTTTGCGCCGATGCGGTAAAACCCGGTGGCCGTGTCAGTTGACCAGTACAGGCTAGGCGCAGCAACGGTGCCTGCCGGGAACCCGCCAAAGGAAATACCTGCAACAGTCCCGCCTGTAATTCGGACGTTATCAGCATTTTGCGCGGCCATGGTGCCAAGCTCAGCACGTGGTGTCAGGTCGTCGAACAGTGGCATCTGAGCCTGCGCGACTGGGGCAGCCGCAAGCAACTCCAGTGCCTGCGCCAACCGCGGGATTGCATCCATCGCTTGATGCACTTTGGCGCTCATTGCCGCATCGTTTACGGCCATATCCTGACCAAGCGCAATGATTTGATCTAGTGCGCTGTTGGCTGTGGCCTGCGCAGTGCCAACTGCGATATTGATCTCCAGCACCACGTTTGGCGCTATCGCATCTACAGCAGAAAAAAGCATCTCGAACTGCTTTATTTGCTGGTGGTCGGTCAAGAACCTCGCGAGCTGGTCACGGGTCAGATTGAGGCGGCTTGAGTTGGTGGCCATGATCAGAACGCCAAAGGCTCGATTTGCGCTTCAAGCCGCACGAATGACACATGAGCATCACTGTCGCCACGGAAACGCTGAATGCGCCAGTTGCGCATGTGACCTTGCTGGAACCACGCAAGACGCTTATTGCTGCCCGTGGTGCCCACGGCAATGCTTCGATCTTGACTCCATGACTTGCCGTCTACGCTGTAGCTGGTGCTGATTTGTGGATTTGTGCCAATGGCCACGCTGCCGGTCAGAGCGACGAGCTCCAGCTCATTGAAAATTGCGCCGTTGCCCTCGTTGTAAACGATGAGCGTGCCGAACTCCCAGCGAACCTGATCGCCCCAGTGGTGCCCGGTGTCCTGCACCAAGTAGCCGATGGCGTTTGATTGCGGATCGCTCACAAGCCACTTATCGAAAGCCCAAACGAAGTTTCTCGCCCGGTACTGTGCGAAGCCGACGACTTCCGTGGTCAGTGCAAACCATACTTGCTCACCCAGCGCCGCCGATGCCGCTGCGTCGTAAACCAATGTTCCATTTGGCAGGTGAACATAGAGATATTGGTGATCTTTGTAGGTGCGTGATTCAAGCTGCACCAGCGAAAGCTGTGACTCTGTGTATTGCAAAAGTAGATCGTCAATTTCTTGCGTGCTGATTTTCTGCGTCGTTGCTGACGCCCCGACATAGATTGCTGGTGCTTCGTTGCGCCCACCACCGACAAAGGCGATTCGCTCAAGGTATTGGCAGCAAGCGTGCGTACCCACTACGCCTTTTTGGATTTGTGCGCCTGCGATGCGTTGGAACGGGAACAGAGCGCCGCCCACGTTGTCGAACACCTCGATGGTGTTGCTGTTGAGTGCATAGACCTCGTTGCGCAGCTTGAGAAGCGCCATCACTGGGTCAGGGTCAGCCTCCGAACTGCCGTACTTTATCGGGTTGACCGCGAACGGGTCTGTCAACTCGGTGACCACTAAATTTGTGCCGTCCGTGGTCATAAAGTAGCCGTCAACCCAGCAGAAATCAAGCACTGTTCCAAGGTCTGCATCTGTGTTTTGCGCAAGCGTGGCGGTCGCTGGGTTCCAGAAGTAAAGTCGCCCGCCCGATGCAATTCCGAGTAAATCGAAGCTGTAATCAAGCGTTACCAGCTCATTTGCAGGGCCGCCAACGTCGCCCAAGGTGGTTACGGTGCCATTGCTGGCCACGGTCACAAGCTTTGTTCCCATGACACGGTAGACAATGCCGTTCCAGTAGATGCCTCCACGGTCTACGCCCGGCCCTGTGCCGTTGCCAACGATGCCATCCCCCGGGCGCAAGAACCCGTTACTGATGCCGGACTTTTTCGGGACCGGGATCATGTTCACCGGATAGCTGGTGCGCAGCTCTGGGGTGTTGCTGGCATAGATGCCGTTGAGTATTTGGACCTGCATGACTTACCCAAGCGCCTACCCGATGCGGTACCAGCTATTTGTTGCCAGATGGAAGCGCATCCGAAAGAAGGCATTGGCCGCCATGGTGGTCGGTGCGCCGTATGTATTGGACGCTCCATTGGCCGCCAGCGTAAATGTCGTGATGATCTGGGTAGACGTGACAAGCACCTCGGTACCATCGGCCACGCCGGTATTGAGTGGCAGGGTAATCGTGCCGGTTGCCAGCGTGCCAGCCGGTTGCAGGATCATCCATTGCTGCTCGCTCACTGGCGTTGGAACGGTTTGATTGAAGCCAGTCGCCGGGACGTAAAGATTTGTCGCCACCGTTGGGGCTGCAAAGCTGGTCTGGAAGTAGGCCAAGAGCTGCGTAATGGATACCTTGCGCGCATCGCCATTGTTTGGCACGTAGACTGGGAGCAGATCGCCGCCCGACAAGGACGATACGCTTGATAGCTGGTTGATTGTTGGCATTTTTTACCCTCAGTTAAATTCGATTTCGCCATCGCCACCGGCAAGCAACGGATCGACCGGCCTGCGCAAGTAGGGCGTCTCAGTGCCGCGCCAAGTCTTGTTGCCTGCGCCCGCTGGCATGGTGCCCGGCATCTGCATTTCCATGGGCATGGCTGCGCGCGACAACAGGACGTTATAGGACTCTTTGGCCGTGGCCTTGGTGTCTGGCATTACCTGCTTGCCGTAGCTGGGCGCAAGCTTGATTGCGAGGTTTGTGCAGATGGCCTCATTGGCGCTGTCTGGCACGTTTGTCTCTTCGTCCAGATCGCTGTCCAGGGGGCTGGATGGCAGCGGGTAGGCCAGCCGGATGCCCTGTGCATTCCACGTGGCCATCATGGCGTCCAGCTTGCGCAGCGCGGATTGAAGCTGCTCAGGGCTCAGGTCAAAGACGTAGGATGCAAGCCCGATTTCTTCGAACGCGGCGGCTACGAATTGGCGTTTTGTGTAAGACATTTCCGAGTCCTAAAACCGGATTATCGGAAGCCGCTGCCGCAGATAAAGTGAAGCGTTGTCCCGCTTGCCGAAATGTGGCTGATAGCCGTGTCGTCCTGTGCTTTTGTCAAAACAACCTGCGAGCCTGCGAGCACTGGGTAATCTGCCGTTGTCGCTGAAAATGATCCTGAGCCGATGCGGACATAGGCGATATTGCTGCCAGTGTTTGTGATGCACACTTGATCGGTACCATCAGCAATTGAAAACGAAGCAGCAAGAGCCGCCGATGTTTTGGTTTGTCCGCTTGTGTAGGCCGGATTGAATGGGATAAACGTGGACATTTTTACTTCCTTTGTGCGATAAGGTCAGCCAGCTTTTTGTCACTGTTGCGCCCGTCAAACTTGATGCCAAGCTCAGTAGCGCGTTGCTCAAGTTCCGCCCGGGTTGGTGCTGACACTTCGTCAACCGGCCCCAAGTCAGGTTCTGGTGTTGCCACCGCTGGCGCGGTCTTTCCTGCAATGGCATCGGGCACAGTGGCAAACCACCCGGCGCTGACAAGCGAGTCAAACGTTTCGATGTCCGCCGCCAGTTGGTATTTGTCGGCGCTCTTGTAAACCAAACGAGGGAACTGCATGGGTCAATCCTTGAAAAAAGGGGCACTTTCGCCCCCTTGTTAATCAGCCTACGCGGTAGCCGACAAACGCATTCGCGCCCGTGTAGCGGAAGCGCCAAGTACCGAAGTCGTTAAAGGTTGAGCCAGAAGGCCCGACCGTCACGCTGCCCACAAAGGTCACATCTCCGTCACCGGCTGTCAGCGTAGCAATGTCGTCCGCACCTGCGCCGATAGTGATCAAGGTGAAGTCAAACGAATCGCCTGCTGCGATGTCGGTAGGGCAGCCAGCCAAGATCGCCGCGCCGGTTGGCGTGGTCATGGTGCGGCCAGTGGTAACGGTAAACACTACGATGCCGTTAATCATCTGAGCCGCTGTAATGCTCTCCGCGCCGTCCGCCTTCGCTGTGGCTGCGGATTGCTTGCGGAACTGGGTTGTTCCACGGTTGAACACGCCGCCGTCAAGGCCAGAGCCGTTCTTTGCGCCCGGTTGCAGAATCACAGATCCGCCCGAGGCATTACCTGCCGTTCCAGCGCCGCCGGTCAGGTTGACTGCGCCGCCCTTGCCGGAAGTGGAACCACCAGCCCCGCCTGTTGCGGTAGCAGCGCCACCGACACCAGTAGCGCCGGGAGTGCCACCAAGCAAACCAGCCGCGCCGCCTGCATTGCCTGCCGTGCTGGACGTTCCGCCAACCATGCGAACATAGCCGCCCTGAGCCGCAGCCAAGCCGGTCACTGTCCACGTTGCATCAGTTGCTGACAAATCATCTGTCAGAGCGCCGACAACGGGAGCTGTGCCGGTATCGTATTGAACGTCAGACGCGCTTGCATCAATTCTGATGCTGGTAATGGCTGTCATTGCCGCAGAGGTGTAATTTTCACCGGCTGCGGTCGTGTAGAGCAAGTCCCAAGTAGCGGGGTGATTGGGGTAGCCTACTTGCTTGTAAAGGGTGACGGGGGAGTCGCTCAATACCGCGATTTTGTACGTGTCCGCCAGAACAACAGTCTGGGTTCCTTGGGCGTAAACTTTTGCCATGATGTGCTTTCGAATTAAGGTTGTTTGTTGAGAAAACCAGCCGCCATGATTGGCAGCCGGTCGCCTTCGATTAAGTCTGGTTTAACTACCTCATGTCTGACTGAAAAGTATCAAACCTGTCATTTCCGGTTGCTTGTTCACCACGCCAAACAAGGTATCCAAGCGATACTTGGTTTTCAGGGTGTTGACATCGAATTGCTTCGTCATCACCAGCTCAATGCCCTGCTCAGTGCTGGCACGCATCACGGCTGCGCCTGCGTCTGTCGGCACAGCGTAGCGGCCCGGCAGGATTTCGATTGCGTCTTTTTGCCAGAACGGATTTGCATAAGCCGCCACGGTATTCAAGAACGTGATTGCGCTGTTTGCCGCCTTGGTGTTGATGACACAGTTTTGATACTGCAATTCGGCATCGGTGCCGCCTTGGCCGGTGATCATCGGAGGGCTGATGGTCATGGTCGTAGCAGAGTCCACCGAGATAACCCGGAAAGTCTTGGGCTGCCCTGTGTCACCCTTGGTGATGTGGTGTACAGCATTCAAAGCCGCTACCGTGTAGCAGTCACCGGCAGCCACGCCTGTGGTGCTTGAGATCGTCACGGTCTGGTAGCGGTTGTCCACATTGCTGGATTCTCCGGTAGTTGCCACCGAGATTGCACGAGGTGTGTAATATTGCAGGCCAGCGTCCAGCGTGTTGATGGTCAGGCCAGCGCCGCCCTGAGCCGCAGCAACGCGGTTGGCGTAGTCCAGCTTGTAAGTCTCGAAAGAGGCCACTTGGCCGACGTAGGCTTTCTCGTAAGCTGTGGTCGGCTTGCCGGTCATGGTTGCGCGGGCTGCAAGGTTGCTGGCCATGCCGTTGTAATCGCGAGTGCTCAAGGCCAAATAACGCTCGAAGGCTTGAATGCCCTGCTCGTTGAAAATGGCCTCGGCTTGCGCCACATCGTCGAAGCCTGCGGCGGCGGTCGTGCGCTTCACGATGAGCGTGCCTTGCTGGCTGGCCACGTTCATCACGGCCACGTTGATGTCACTTGCCAGCTTTTGTTTTGCAGCAGCGCCAAGGCGGTTTTCTTGCAGCGCGTCGCGCAGCTCTGTCGCGGTCATGATCCATGGAACGGACTTGCTGTAGCCGATGGTCGCGGGTACTGCCAGCTGTGTGCTGTCGCCAAAGTTGGCGGTCTGGTCGGTGCCGTCGAACGACTGTGCGATGTAGGGTTGTGGCCGCCAGATTTGATTACCTGTGCGCTCCATCATCGTCTGGTCTGTGTTGTAGATCGAGACGTTGTTGCTCAATACGAGGGCGTCATTGAAGCCTTCAAGGATGTCCTCGAACGCTACGCGCTCCTCTTTGCTGAATGCATTTGCCATTTTGATAGCTCCATTGGTTGAATAAAAAAATTGGCATTTCTGCCGTGTCTTTCACTCACCAATGGGCTGGCGGAGGCCATTCAACTGCTATTTTGTTTCAGGGCTAGCGGCACCCATTTCGCGCATTATGCCTTCTTTTGGCGTTTGTATGCTATCACTTTCGTCATATTGCCAGTGCGCGCAGCCTCTTCCCGCAGGCGCTCCAAGGTTGAGTCCACGGCCCCGGATGACCGGCCTGTTCCGGTAACTACTTTTTCAGGTGGTGGTGCTGTTTTGCGTGGTGTGACTTTCAATTCTTTCTCCAATTTTGCGACTGCGAAGGCAAACTTCACAGGGTCTTTGATGGCAGCCAGTTCTTTGGCCTTTTTTGGGTTCTTGCCGATGGCGTAGATGACCAGTGCAGGGTTGTCCGCACCTTGCAGAACTACGCCCTGCTGGGTGACGCTGAACAGCTCTTGCGCCACAGCCTCGGCGTCTTCAAAGTCTTTGACCTTGAGCGCTGTTTTTGCCGTTGTGTAGCTGTCCAGCTTGGTCTGCCACGCCTTCTGCTGGTTGGCGATTTCCGCCTCTTGCCGGGCTGCAATGTCGTCGGCTTTGCGCTTGCGCTCGAACCAGTCGGACAAGGCAACCTCGAATTTTTCGGCGTCGTAATCGTGGTCTTCAAGGCTTGGCTTTTTCCCGAGTGCCGCTGGCTTAGGCTCAGTCTGCCCGGTTGTTTGCAGCTTGCCCTGTAGCTCGCGGTTCTGGCGTTGCAGTTCACGGTTGCTCTTGCGCAGCTCTTTCACCCACTCCGGCGCTGGCGTGTGCTCTTCCTGCGCTGGCGGTGCTTCGTCGCCAATGGATACCGTTACTTCGTCGCCTTCGTCATCAGGATCATCGTCACTATTGGCAGGTGCGTCATCATCGCTATCAACATCGCCAGAATTACCGCCTTCCATGGTTTCATCATCACCCCCCGTTTCAGTGCCGCCGCCGTCCGCCCCGTCGCCATCGACTGGCTTCATCAGGCGCGCGAATAGTCGTTGTTTCCAAAGTGGCATGTTTACCTTTCAAAACTCACGCATTAAAACGGCTGCGTGGTTGCCGTGGTTTGTTGCTGGACAACTTGGCCGATCTGTTCTGCCAGCTTGAGCGAGTGGTTTTGAGAATCCATGTCCACGTTGCTGATTGTCTCGACTGTTTTGGCCCTGCTTAGTTCCGCGTCGGCAATGGTCTTGACCGTGTTTGCGCGAGCCTGGGCCGCCTTCGCTGTTGCCTCTTCCGCCGCTGCCTGCAAGTAGACTGCGTTCGGGTCTTGGGGCTTGCCCTGCATCTCGGCCATGAGTTCCTGAGCCTCTTCGTCGGATGGCTTTACCGCGCCCATGCGCAAAAGTTTCTTGCGAAAGTAGGCGTTGGTGTCGCTCAGTCCTTCGCCTTCCATGTTCATCATGGCCATGGCGGTCAACACTTGGATCGTCTCCGGATCCTGTGTCATCTGAAGCATGCCTGTCAAGGCGCGCACGGTCGCCGCTTTCTTGCTTGAGCTGGACGGCCCAACTTCGGCAACCACGTCGAATGCTGCGCCGGCCATGTCATTGGCCATGATCATTTCCCCGGTTTCCTGATCAATCGAGGGCTGCATGAGTTCGACAATCCCGGCCTTGCCAGTTTTCGCAATGGTCTTCATTTTGCGCTTGTCCTCAATGTAGACGTCCTTCGCCATCGAAAGCCAAATTTCACCGCTGCGCTTCATGGCTTTGGCGAAGTTGCTCATGTAGATGAAAGACTGCATGTCAACCCGCGTCTGGATCATCTCGACGGCTTTTCCAGAGATACCGCTGACCATCTTGTCAGCGCCGCCCTGATTGCCAAGAATGTCCTGCATGTCGGTTTCTGTGATCTGCAAGAGCGCGGCCATGGCTGGCGGTATCTGCGGGCTTCGGGTGTAGGCCACCGGCCCGGATGCTGCTTGATTGCCGTTCTGATCCGTCATCGGATTGATTAGTAGGTACGGGTAATCCTTCAGATTGTCCTCGGCCCACATGTCCTGATGACCTGCGATCTGCTCAGGTGTCAGGATTGGCTTTTCTACGCTTGACAGAGCGCTGATTTCTCCCAGCTTGGAGAGCTGCATATTCTTCAGCCGTTGCGCGTCTTTGGCGAGCCGCACATGTCCCATGCAGCGCTCGATGTTGTCGACAAACCAGCGTTTTCCGTAGGCCACCACAATCGGGATGCACTTTCCGGCAATGTAGCCGCAGTCCTCCAACACCTTGCCGCCGCTCATGATGTACTTGTGCACCCTGCGCGTTTTGATGCGCTTCTGACGCACCTCGACCGAGCCGATGGCGGCCAGTGTTTCTTCCAAGGTTTCATCGTTGGCAAAGTCGATCGGGGTGTAGCGCTCTTCATCCCCAGTGAGGTTTTTGAAAATTCGGATTGATTCCGACTTCTCTTCCACCTTGTAAAACTCGGCAACGAAAACAACGTCTGGCGTACACCAGTCAAACTCATATTGATGGATGAGCTTTGGCCAGCTTGCCGGGTCGTCGTTGTAGGCGTCTTTGTATGCCTGCGTTGTCATGCTGGTGATGACGTAGCAGCTTTTGGCATCGGACTTGTCCTGACGCTTCGACCCCAAGTCGAAAAACACGGAGCTGTCAGCGTCGAAAATTGGTTCCATTCGGATGCGCTGGCGCTCATCTTCCGGGTCTTCGTCGTCTTCGTAGACTGTGCGCAGCCGCCATGCGCCGATGCCGCCGCCTACAGCCTCTTCAAAAGCATTGTCGTAGGCTTCGTCTGCTACGCTGGCTTGTTCGTCTGCCCTGTAAAGCCCGTCACAAACATCTGCCAGCTTGTCGTTCTCTTCGCCGTCTTTGCTCACAAAATCGACGGTAATGCGATTGTTCCGGTACTCGTTGATTACCCGCATCACAGCGAGCATCACCTTGTTGACTTCAAATTTCGGTTTGTTTTCGTATTGGTCGGCAAGCGGCCCCTCCCATTGGGCACCGGCCAGAGAATAGAACCTGCGATCTTGCAAGCATTGAATTCGTTCATCCCGCAGAGCGCTTTGAATGCTGTCAAACTCGGCAAGCGCCTCGGCGTGGAGGTTTGCAAGTCGCTGGTCTGTTGAGAGTCTGGCCATGGGTGTGTCCTTCAATTGCCGGGATTTTATGTCACCGACAACAAAAGCACCACAGTCATTTAAAACCTTAACCCTATTGTGAAACCCAAACGGTTCAGGCGCACCCAGACCTTCCTGATGCGCCTTCAGTAAACACCCAGTACGGACGATTACACCCGCCAGCCTTTCGAGTCACAGGCGCTAGCTTCGACACCTGTTTGTGTGCTTTTGCAGACTCTATCCCACCAGTAGCACTTCTCGATTGATCCGCTGACGACGACCAGTGGCCCTGTCCAGATCCAATCCAGTCAATTGTTTGGGTAGGGTTCTGAGTCCCTTGTTCAGCCGGACTAACTTCGGTTCCGGCCCCAGAATGCAAAAAGCCTTTAGTTCCTGCTTTCCATGGTCGCAACATGTCCCATTGAAGGGAGAAAGCAGAGGCTAAAGGCTTCTGAGTTTGTCCAGTGTTGCGACCACTTGACGGTTTGAATTATAGCCCTATTTCCACCGATGCTGAGTTGCAATCGGCACGACCGTCTTGACCCCGGATGCAGGAATGCGCTGCACGAGGTTGATTGCATCCAGCATCGGGTCCAGTTGGTCATCGTGCGCGCCGGAGGGGAATGATTCGACCTCTGCAAGGAAGTCGGAAAGCCACGGCGCATCCTCTGGCAACAGGCAATTGCCGGACTCGATGAATGGCGCTGCATCGTGCCCCCGGCTTATCTTGTCCTTGTTGCGCTGCACTGGTACCACGGCCACGCCCTCCCGCCGCAGGGTTTGAATCAGGCCGGTACCTGACACCTTGTCCTCGACGTACAGGCCTCGGAGCGCGGCCTTTTGGTAGACCGGCAGGGTATCGTTGAGGTGCTTGAGCCAAAATGCGCGCGTCTTGATGATCAGCTCTGGCGATTCCCACTTACCCCGGATCTGGTCGAGCATGACGGCTTGGCCGACGGTTGAGCGCCCCCAGCACTGGAGAACGCTGTAGTCATTGGCTTCGCCGGTCTTTTGCGCGGTGTCAGCCGTAATCACCCGGAATTCAAGCTGCGGCGGTAGGTTTCGCCAGTACCGGAACCAGTCGAGCCTGAGAATGCCGCCGCCGCGTGGGGCTGGTCGCTGTTGGAGCTGGCCGGCGCTGCCATAGCTGCCTAGGGTGCGCTCCAGCTCCTTCACCTGCGCCTCCCCGAAGCGCTCAGGGAACATCAATTCTCCCGCCTCGGTGCGCGGGTCAGTCCAGCCGATGCTTGTCGTGCACCGGTGCGCCGGGTCAAAGCGCATTGGGATGCACAGATGCACATAGGGCAAATCCATCTCCAAGATGACGCCGGATACATCTTTTTCGTGCAAGCGCTGCATGATGACGACAATCGCGCTTTTCTCGCTGTTTACCCGGGTTGGTAGCGTCTCGGTGAATGCGATGCGGGCGGCCTCGATCTTCGCCGCGCTGTTGGCGCTGTCTGCGCTGATTGGGTCGTCTAAGATGATTCGGTCGCCGCGAACCCCGGTCATGCTCGTAAAGCTGCGCGCCTGCCGGATGCCTTTCTTGGTGTTGCCAAATTCCCGCTTTCCGTCCAGATCCGCAAGCAGGTCAGTAGGCCACAGCTCTTGATACCACTCTGACTTGATCAGATCCCGGCAACGCCTGCTGTCCCTTATTGCCAGCTGCTCCTCATGCGCTGTGCCGACGTAACGCATTTCAGGCATCCCGCGCGGCCCCCACTCCCAAGCTGGCCAAATAACTCCGGTCAAAAGGCTTTTCATGCTGCCCGGCGGAACGTTCATCAACAGCCGGTTGATTCTCCCGTCGGTGACGGCCTCCAAGTGCAGGCAGATAGCATCAAGCGCCCATCCCCACTTCAGCTCCGCCGCTGGTTCCAGCACACGCCAAGCGCGCTGTGCGAAGTCTGCCAGTGAGAGCCTGCACAGCTTTCGTTCACAGTTGAGCAGGTCAACGTGGCTTAGCAGCATCTTTGGCGGCCATGATGGCGCGCAGGGTGGCGGCGCTGAGTTTTGATACGTCAATGGTTGCCACGGCCAGCGTTCCGCCTATGTCAATCTTGTCGGTCACAACCCCGGACGCTTTGCCCCTGGCCACCTCGGCTGTGATTGCTGCGCTGTATTGCTTTTCCTTAGCTGCCATGTTGCGCAGTCTGAGAAGGTCATCTAAGTGGCTTTCAAGCGTGATCTGTGCCTTCTTTGCGACCGGCGCACGCAGTTCCTCCACCCTTGCTGCAACGTTGCTGTCTGCCATCAAACGGCTGGCCGCTTGGTTTACGGTCTCCGGCTTTGTCTTTGCCCCAACAGAAAACGCCGCCCGGTATGCATCCGACTGGTTTACGCCGGTCACGATGGCCTGCGCGAAGGCTTCCTGCTTAGGGGTTAGCGCCATCACGCCGCCTCGTTGTTGTGGAGCGCACGGATTGGTGTTGCACCATCCAGCGCCGGGGGGTGCCCGGCGTCCTGCTCTTTCGTGCGCGTTGTTCTTTTCGGGTAAGGCTTGGCGAGTGGCGCGATCTGTTCGCGCATTTCAGCGTCCAAAGGCATTAGGTATCTGTGCTTTCCGTGCACTGGTACTGCCACGCACTCACTTCGCTTAAAAACTTTTGTCATCTTACCAAACTGCATAACTTTTCCTGACTCAGCAACTTGCCTGCTCAGGTACTTTTTCCCATCTGGCCCTATGTAATCGTTCTTTGCTGCTGATTTTCCAGAATAAACCCAACCACCAGCTTGATATATCCCGCCGTGGTGCCCTTGATTGCTATCTGCGAAGCTGACAATCAGACGCAAACCTGGATTGTTTTTCTTTAAGAACTTCATTGCAATTGACAAGATTCTAGAAACACTAGAAGCATGGGCTGCCAGTGCGACGCGCGTTAGTTCGCAGCACTCTATCTGCGTCAACTTGTACGCAGCACCAAGATTCGGGCTTGCCCCCCTGGAAAATAGGACTACGCCAATAAACTTTCCATCTTCCCAAACCCCAATTTTCACAATAGGCGGCATTGGTACGCATTTTGAATAATGCCATGCCTTGCAAGCAAAAAGCGACGCCTCATGCGTGGCCCAATCAATCTTGAGCGTTGGCTTACTTGTGGAATTCATGGCCGCAGGCTGGGCAGATTGTTGGTGACTTCTCATCCAGCTTGCCTTGATCTTCTTCTGCGCCTGGTTCAAAGTCAGCGCCTAGCCCCATTGCAAGCGCCAAATCAGGCGCATCGAAGCCAATCAAGTCCATATCAAAACCTTCGCTGTGAAGGTCTGTAAGTTCCAGCTTCAACATCTCGCTATCGAAATCTGAATTGTCAGATAGCTTGTTATCCGCAATCACATAAGCCCGCCGCTGCGTGTCCGTCAGGTGGTCCAGCATGATGCACGGCACCTGCTCCAACTTCAGCTTGCGCGCGGCAAGCACACGGCCATGCCCGGCAATGATGCCGCCTTGCGCGTCAATCAGCACCGGATTCGTGAAGCCGAACTCGCGGATTGAGGCGGCAATTTGCGCAACCTGGGCGTCATCGTGGGTGCGGCTGTTGCGGGCGTAGGGCACCAGCTTGGTGATGTCCCACTGCTCTACCTTGTCGGCTGGGTTGCTTT